TTTCGGGGCCTCTCTCGGGCTCTGTGTTCTAAATAACACTAGAGACCGGTACCATGCTAGCTTTGCTAGTTTAGGTATGGGGTCCCTAAGGAGGTTCTATGGATATTGAGTTAAGTACTTCAGACCTTCGTGCTTTATCTTTCGTTCAGGCGATCCGCGATTTAATCGAGGAACGCACTGGCTCTAATCTTAGAGCCCTGATGGAAGATGACCCGAAGGCTTGGCATACTGCACTCAGTGGCGTTTTGATAGAGGTTGGGTTTTCTATTCGTAGAACACCCTCCACTATCCTTAGCGACACTTCCATAGAGTCCCCAAAGGGTTCTTCTCTTGATAAGGAGTCAAACTAGGGTAGCACCCTAGCCTCCTCATCATAGGTACATTTATGGATGCTTACAGCAAAACCTCACACTATCGTATAAACGAGTACGGCACCACTTACCGACAGGTGACCCCGGGAGACTCCTCAGTCGTTACAGTTACTTTTGATAGTCCATATTTTGGATCTACCTCAAGTACTTTTAGCGGCTATAGGAATCCCGCTTGGAGATCCCAAATTCGGCATGGTGTGAATGCTACGACGCCAGCTTCTGGCACGCAGTATTCCGGACAACCTACTTGGATGTCCTGCGGACAAGATTTACACTATAGGACGAGGTCCACGCCGTATACGTATACTCGTCGCTACTACGAGATTGGGGGTTATGTTAACCCTTTTAATCTCTTTGGAGCGCCGAATTACGTTCCATCCAGTAATGTAACTACCTCCGTTACTAACCGCTGTATTTCGCGGTTTCTCAGTCAAATCCAATCTATCCAGTCCTCTATCGAGGCTGGTCAAGATATCGGAGAATACCGGGAAACTGTGGAATCTATCCACCATCCGCTGAAGTCAATGAAAACTAAGCTGCTCTCCTATTTCTCTTCGCTAACGAAAGCGAAGAATAGGTATAAAAGATCAGCTCCGTCTCTGGCTAAAGCGTTGGCCGACACCTACCTCGAATTTCATTTCGGGGTTCAACCTCTTGTAGATGATGTAGCTCAGGTAATCGCTGACGCGGATCGTTTCCGCTTCGTCGAATATCCTGTTTCTGCATCAGCTCATGAGAAGTTTCAAGGAGCCTCCTCTACCTTTACCCCTTTTATAGGGTTATGGGCGAGTACTCCTTCTGCCTCACAGGGTATTGTAAGTAACGGTACTTACTCCGTTAGGTACAAAGGTGCTGTGAAGTCAGGGTGTTCTGCTTCCGGGCGATTGGGTCATGTCCAGGCTTTACGGCTTTTGCCTAAAGACTGGCTCCCAACTGCCTGGGACTTACTCCCTTATTCATGGATTGCTGATTATTTCGCCAATATTGGTGATATACTTCAGGCGTTGTCCTTCTGTTTTCAGGACTTGACATGGGGCTGTAAGACCATACGGACTGAGACTGTAACTAAAGTCTCTGACTTTAGTTTAAAGTCTCCTTTCGTCCCTGATCCCAGCATCTATGTCGTTGTTTCTGATGACAGATGGGCCTACGGCGGTAGCTCTACTTTCTCTGTCAAGACCTTTAGTCGTTCTGCTTTGGTAAGTTCGGACCTTATTCCTCGGTTCCATTTTCGGATTCCGACGGGTAAGTATCCTTACTTGAACCTCGCAGCTCTACTTATTGGTCGAGCTAGAAAGTTAGTTCCTTTCTTTCTTTGAAAGAAACCATGTAGTCAACCTTTGGAGGACTCTCATGTCCTTTACCCTTACCACTCCAGTTACAGGAGGGGCCCAGACTGGTCTTACGTCTCCGACGTATACCATTGCGACTGATACTGCTCCGTCTAATACGGGTAAGCAGTATGCTGTCACCGCCCTTGGCGGTACACAGTCAGGTGTCGACTCTTCGTCGTCACCCAGTCGTCCCTTCACCACGACTCTAAGCAGGCCTCCTGTCCTTCGACAGTTGCCTGCTGTGAATCCGGTGACGGGCATTCTGCCGAACGTACCGAGGAACTCTTACAAAATCATCACTCGGAAAGGTGTTACGCCTTTGTCGGGTCAACCTGCTGCCGTAATGCTTATTACGACTCAGATTGATGTCCCGGCTGGGGCTGACACCGCCGATGCTGCTAATGTGAGAGCGGCTTTGTCACTGCATTTCGGGGCGATCGCTCAGATCTCCTCGAGTATCGGTGATACAACTGTTACGGGTGTCATCTGATGAGGATTGCCCTTATCATTGTATTGTACTTATGTGCAATATTTTTGATTGGGACATTCCTCAAAGGGTAACACTCGTTAGGAGTAAACTATGTTTACCTCTGTTGGAGCATGGTTTAAAACCCATGCTACTGCCATCCTCGCTACTATCATTGCTGTTTCAAAGGCTGGGCTGTTTGGAAAAGCAGCTTCTTCCCTTGTTACAACTTTGGCAGTAGTTATTGCGGGAACTGCTAACTAGCAGTCCGCTTAGGTACGCTTCGGGAGAACACCATGGGCCTTAGTCCTGATGCTCTTTATGAAGCCGTCTGCTCAGATCTTGGTCAAGATTCTATGTCATCTGACATGAATCCTTCCGAGATGTCTCTGAGGCAGTTTGCATCTACATACCTATTACAATCTGTGATCCGTAAGTGGATCCCAGCTAATAGCAGGGAGGCTGATGCTGCTGCATTAGAGAGCTTCACAACGGCTAATAACCGTTGTGCTGGTTGGAAAGTCCCATCTTTAGAATGGGAGATTGACTCAGTAGTCTATGGAGAAATCCGTAGGCAGCTGGACAACTTCTTCCATCCTCAGGGTGAACTCCTGGTCCAGTCTCTCGACGACGTTTTATCGAAGTCGAGACCTGGTCCGGGTGTTAATGTTGGTGCTTTAAGTACTTCCTATTATGGGAAGTATTTTGCATCACCATTGACTTCCACTTCTGAGTACTTATACGAGGAGTATAAGCGCTATCTTGATAGGATTCCACTCTTTTCCGAAGCGGAACAATTCCGCTACGAAAAGTTTGGTTCTCCGCAGATAGTGGCCGGTAGCAGGTGTAGCTTTGTTCCTAAGACGTCGGCTACTAGTCGTATGATTTGTGTGGAGCCTTCGTTGAATATGTATTATCAACTTGGCCTCGCCACAATACTGGAGGAGCGTTTAAAGGTCTGTTGGAATATAGACCTTAGTACGCAGCCTACAGTTAATCATATGATGGCACGTCGGGGTAGTAGATGGGGGTGTTTCGCCACCATCGATCTATCCTCTGCTTCAGATACCATTTCTCTCGGTCTCTGTGAGTGGCTTTTGCCTAAGTGGTTTTTTGAACTACTTCTGCTCTTGCGTTCACGGGAAACCTTGATTAATGGGAAGCATGTGCCGTTGTTTATGGTCTCTACAATGGGAAATGGTTTTACATTCCCGTTGCAAACCATAATCTTTAGTGCCGTATTGAAGGCTTGCTCGATGATTTTTTCATCAAGCAAGAAACCTCGATCCTGGTCTTGTTTTGGTGATGATCTAATCTGTAGTAGAGAGATCTATGACAGAGTTCTTCATTACCTTAACAAGTTAGGCTTCAAGGTTAACCCTTCGAAGACCTTTAATGTAGGTCCGTTCAGAGAATCCTGTGGGGCCGATTGGTTTAATGGCCAACCGGTTCGTCCAGTCTTCGTTAAGAAGCTGAAACTTCCCTGGGATTATCTGGTTGCCATTAACTCTCTAAACGACTGGTCTGCTTATACCGGTATTTCGTTAAGAAATACTATTTCCGTACTTTTATCGCACTTGGGCGAGAGATTTAAAACTCTTGTCCCGTTCGATTCTAATATGGATGAAGGTATTCGCGTTCCACTCGCTATCGCTAATCCTCGTTTTGATAGGAATCTATCCTTTCTCTATAAGAGTTGGGCTAGGCTTCCTGCCAAGATTAAGATTGGCGAAGGGGATATCAGAATCCCTAGAGGGTTAAAGAAGTTGCCGTTCAACCCTGCTGGGTTGTACTGTTCCTTCTTATATGGCGAGCTTAGGTCTCGATCTATCATGGTCAGGCATGACCGTAAGATATATCGAGGAAGGCTACGATGCAGTCCCTATTGGGACTACATCCCTGACACCAGTCGAACTTCTGGAGTTCGATTGGATTGGCAGCGTTGGAAAAACGCTGTGCTAGTCAACCTTAAT